ATAGCTGATTAAACGCTAAATCGTCGGGTTCGAGGTCGGCTAAGGTATCAATTACAACCTGATATTCGTCTTCGTCGAGTTCTCGAAGCAATTTTTCGCCATTTTCGAGATAAATCTCTTGTTTTTTGTATAATTCTTGGCTTTTTTTATCTTTTGGGGGCTCACCTTCTCCAAAACCGCGTTTTTCACTCAAATTGGCAAGCAATTTGACAGTTTTTAAGAGAATTTGTTCGTCATTCAGCATTATTCAGCCCAATCTTTACAAGCTTGTCCTTTAGGTGTGTTTGCTTTGGCCGAATCGCACCCATGACGAGCTTTGAAGCTCTTTTTGCGCTTAGTATCACCAGATTTTCCAGTAACTCTAACTCCTTTTTGGCCCCAATGTATTCTTTTATAGCCTCCGCTATCACTTTTGACACATTTCATCCATTTTTTGCCCTTAGAAGTGGAGGAGGCTTTCTTCGTTGGTCCTGTGCATTTGCCGGCTTCGGTTAAATCCTCTTCATAGTCTTCATATAATTCTATATTTTCGTTTTCTTGCTGAATTGGCACACAATTAGGCACCTTTTTCCCATCTTTTTCCTTCATTCCGATCTGTTCGTATCCATCCCAACAGGGATTTTCATCTTCGGCGATATATTTGCGCCAGTTTTCAATTATTAGTTTCATTTTTAGATATCTCCAAAGCCTTCTCCAATAAATAGATCGGAATTTTAGTATCTTCTATCTCTTTTATCTCTTCTATTGTAACCCATTTATAGTCATCATGTTCGATTTCGTCCGTTTCGGGGTTTGGTTTGTTGACATTTACTGTGCCTGTCCACTTTTGAGTTAGAAAATAATGTTTTTTATCGTTTTGGATACCTAAAAACCTAAGATCACTTATTTTACAAGACAAATTGGCCTCTTCTTCGAGTTCTCGTATGGCCCCGGCTTCAATTGAACCGTCACCTTCGTCTATGTGGCCACCGGGTAGTGTCCATTGGCCGCTTCTATGGTCTATATTGGAGCGCCTAATAACTAAAAATTGTTGTTTATCATCAAGACAGACAACAACTCCCACTGTTTTTAACTCACCTTCGGTGAGAAACCGATTCCACAAGGTTTTCATTTGCATGCTTTAGGTCTTTTTCCTTGATATCCCCTACAAAAAGCATCTAAAGCCTTGTCTATTTTTATTCTATTCATTGGCGCCACCCAGATCATATTCTCTTGTACTTGTATGTCGGGATAATATTCAACATCTACGCCATATAATACACCAATTTGCTGACCTTTTAAATTATAAACAACAGATCCCGAACAACCAAACCAACCATAAGTCTGCAAAATTATCTCTTTTCCACCCGGAATTTCTGATTTGTTTTCATGTCCCGCAACTCTTCCTGTAAATGACATTAATTTATGATGAGAAGGGTATCCAGAATAATAAATTGCAGTTCCAACAGCCGCGGTTTTCTCAATTGGGTCGTATTTCATTGGCTCTATTGAATCGAAGGGATTGCCAACATATAAGATTCCTATATCACTTACAGGATCAGAATAAATTAGAATGCCAATATGAGACTCGCTCTTGTGAGTAACAAGATATGATGTGTTCAATCGACCATCGACGACGTGTTGAGCAGTGATTACTAAATGTACATCTTTATATTTTATATACGAACCACTACCATGCCCACCAGTTAACGGGACACTTACTCTAACTGCGGCATCTCGAATTTGTTTCTCAATCGCAGTTGCTTTAGAGTTGATGTGTTCGATTGGCACATCTGGTGTATAATCGGAGGCCATGGCTGGATTTGTACAAATTAGCGAAAAAAGAAAAATTGTTATTAATTTAAGCACCGGTGTCTCCTTCATCTTCATAATACCTATATCCAATCTCTACCAGCGAAGACCCGGCCGGAATGGTTGAAAAATAGACTGTGTTGTCGGTAGGGGAATATATCCACGTTGTCATGCCGGGCTCTTGCACGGCGCCATTGATAAAAACACGCACAGAGTCAGCAATTGCTGTATGAGTTAATGTCCATGATTCGTGAGGCTCGACTGATGCGGCTGCATCAGCAACCCCAGCGGTCCAATCTTCAGCACATATATCAATAATATTTCCACCAAATGCGTTAGTGGCATCCATATAGCGAGTGCCCACATCAATAGGATTAACCCAGCTACATAATGATTCTGTCATATCGTGATTGACTATGCTGGCCACAAATACAGAGCCACCACGCAATCCTCGGTACCAGCTTATAAAATCTGCTACATCAATAAAATGATCATTACTTTGTTCTTCTTCATCGGAGACAAACACAACAAGCAACCCGGCATCCGGCCGCATCCATGTGGCAGAATATGAGTTATTTACAATATATTCATATACTGCATCAAAGCCCTCTTCCATTCCCCCGCGTCCCATAGAGGAATACATCGCTTCCGCATCCAATATATCATCACCCGGAACCAGTGGAAATTGATTTTCCAATACGGCGCGAGATGGGTCGTTAGACATCATAGCCAATCTCCAACTAGTCGGCGGAAGAGCGGCTAGCATTGTTTCTATCCCCAAGAGCAATTGCGCATCGAACCTATGCATCGAACCTGACGTATCTATTACCCAAAGGATGTCAATTCCATCGACTGTATTAGGCTGAGTAAAGGAATCAACCCAGATTAGGCCGGGGTCATCAAAACCGGTATCTATATATACAGGCACCTCAACCTCTATGTATACGGGAACTTCAACCTCTTCGGTAACGGTCTCCGTTTCGGTTACTGTTATTGTTTCGGTCTCTACAATAGTTTCTGTTTTGCCGGTAACAATACCATAATCATAGGTGCACCCAATGACCAATGATAATCCAAGTAAAAAATGTTTCATTTTGTGAATCATCCTATAGTAACTACTCCGTTTTTTGATTTGGCTCCCTTAATAAGACAAAACTTAATAAAATCATATTAACAAGAGACAAAACTTGCAACTCATCCGCAGCTGCGCCATCCATTGCCACAGATGCAAATACAAGAAGAAATATATTAATAAAGAAAGCTACAACACTAAGGCCAAATAAGATACGACCCACACTATTGAAGAGCTTCTTCACATAGTAACTATGACCTATGAGGAAATTATTTCTAAACTATATGGATAATGATTCTCGATAGCGCCGCTACTAAAGACGAATACAGACACAAAAGGAAACATGCTAATTTGCTCAGTCGCGATCGGACCCATTACAATTCCGTGACTATATGTCACATCTCCAGTATAAGTTGTGTTAGTAACTTTAACCAGATCTCCCTGTTTGATAGTCCACTCCACGCGCGCGCCGCCGCCCCCCGAATCGCGAAAATTTTTATTCAAATTTTTTTCCAAAATTTTTTATATACCAACTTCATAAGTAATACCTTTTGAAGAATACCAGTCTATCATTCCAATTATAATAGAGAACTTTAAACCATCTTCTTCCATATATCTTGGTTGGGGAGGTTCTACCGGACTAATCAAAAGCTTTTCCGGGTGAGACCAAACAACCTCCCATAGATATATATCATCTTCAATCATATCTAAGCGCCTTGTTTTCACGACTAAAATACCTATATCGCCGGTAATGGTATCGATAATCATATCACCAGCAGCTAATTTAACATCTTTGGCGTAATCTTGCAATATATTAATTGACATAAATTATATATGTCCAAATATAAGGAAAGCTTGACAATCAATCATATTAAGAAGACCACCTTCACTATATGTGGTCATCTTGTCGTGATTCCAATATATTTCCCAAACCCACAAACTAAAACCGGATTGTTGGGATATTGCCATATTATCATATCGCCTAATCAAGATGCCAATATCTTTAGTAAGAGTATCATATACGATAGCTCCAATTGACAACTCTTGATTCATGCATAGTATATATGCACGATATTGATATTACAGTTTGATCCAGCCGCGGCGTTGTGACTTGCTACAATAGTCAAATTTCTGCTTAAGACTTAAACCAGCGTCGACGACGGCACAAGATGATGCAGGAATAAACAAGATAGTCTTCGTTTTTTCAATATTCACAATATCGGGAATTGATTCCCCTAACACCTCGTTGTGAGACTCATCGATTAAATTCGGCTTAAATCCAAGTAACATCAGTAAAATTGCCGTTAACGGCATTAAATATTTCATAATTTGCACCCACTCCCACTAAATAGCACTGTTTTTTTGTACGGTGCCAGTAAAATTGATTATACTTTAATGCGATCGATAATATAAGGATGATGATACGAAAGATCCTTATATAGTTTTTTAATTACCGTCTTACTGATTTCTCCAATATCTTCCTTTACATCTTTTGACTTAACTAATTTGGCAACTTCGTCAGCCACCATACTTTTAAGTTCTTTGGATATCATTCGCTTAATATCCTCTTTATCGGATTTCGTTAATTCTTCTGTGATAATCCGCTTTAACTGAGATTTAGTAATACGCATACACTAAGTAGCACCTAAATCGCGATTAATCCGCATTCTTTCGCGCGCGTACGAGTTTTAAATGACCGGCTACCGTCACTGTTATGTTACCGTTCTTGAACCAGTATACCCGGTATAAATAATCACTAACCAACCGACTCTCTCTTCCAACAACAATTCCTAATTGATTATCGTCATTTTCTGTATACATGTAGTCTGGTGAATAATAGTATCCCACAAACGTCACTAAATCGCCGGTAACATACTCTGTGACTTTATTGGCGCTATCCACATACTATATATCTCGCAATCTGGCTAATCTTTGGCTTCGCTTTCTCCATATACATTTAAGCGCGCAATAGTGTGCATCCATGATCTCTCTTGTTCTTTGTACGATGGCTTAATCCACCATATCCTCGCCATGTTCATCTTAGGATAGGTTACGTCTGGATCCTCCGTTCTCTCGCTAGTGTCGTATAGTTCTAGCACTACCGCTATTCCGCCATGGCATGTGCATGTCACTAAATCGCCAACTTTCAAATTATGTTTTGGCGGTTTTTTAAAGAACTCCTTCACTCGCTCCATATACCCCATATAATAACTATGCGGTATTGGTGCTTTTTAGAATCTCAAATTTTTAGGCGCGGATCGAGAAGGTACTTAGCCCCCATGTCAAGGATATGTCAAATACCGAGACATAGATTCCGGGGAGGGGGGTAGGGGGGTACCCCCATATGCTAGTTTCAAACTGCACAATCAGCGACTGTCAAAAGAGTGTCAAATCATTTGTCACAACTCTTTGCATTCTTATTACATATACCATTTATTAATACATAACTGTATACGTAAACAATCACCGGTGCAAAGCAGGCTGCGATAGTGCAGGTTTCTCCTACTCTTTTTAATACTCTCCTAACTCTCTGCAATCTCATCGGACG